TTTGATTTGTTGTTAGTGTTTAGAGAGTTTAGGAGGCGCCTATGGGCAAACGCTTTGTCAAACAGTTGGGGCAATTTATTGTAACCTTGTTTGGCATCACATTTTTAACATTTTGTCTCACTTATTTAGCTCCAGGGGACCCAGTTACGATGCTACTGGAAACGGCGGATACCATCGTGTCTCAAGAAATGATTGATGATGCAGACTACGACATCATGTCAATTGTAGAAGATGAAGTGTTCAATCAAGGTGAAAACACTGAATTATCATTAGTTGCAGCTGTCCTCAAAAAAGCTACCCAAGCAGATGCGGCTGGATTTGATGGCATTAAAGACATCTACAATAAGAAGCTTAAATCAATTTATAAAGCAAGCATCGTTGTAACTAAGTCAATGTTTGCCGCACTTGACAAGGTGAAGGACAAAGATGGGCGCTACATGCTTCAAACTGATGTAGCTTCACCTACTGGATATTCATTTGGTGGTAAAACAATCTACAAAGTAGATGACACAGTGTTTGGAGATGAAGGAGATATGAAATTCTTCATCGGTGATGTCACTGAGTTCGTCAAAGAGTTTGATCGTTCTCAAGTATCCGTTAAATGGGTGAACAATGACATTTACGGACAATTGCTTGGGCTTTTTATCCGTTTGGATATTAAGAAAGTAGATGAAGAAGCTGGATTCTTCGGAACTTACACTGATGTTGTAGCTTAAGGAGGTGGCGTATGAGCTATAAAGTAATCCGTCCTTTCAAGGACTTGGCTGATCCTGAAAAACATGACTATGCTGTTGGCGATATCTTTCCTCGTGAAGGATATGAGCCCACAGATAGCTTCACCAATGGCCTTTTGACTGGTGTCAACACTGCTGGCTCTATCTTCCTTGAGGTTTTGGGAGATGATGAGCCTAAGAAACCAGCTCCTGAAACAAAAGAAGTTAAGGAAGAGCCCGCAGTTGAGCAGGAAGAAACAGTTAAGGAAACTGCTGAAGAGCCTGCTAAGGAAGTTGAGGAGTAAGCGTGGATGAAGGTCAGCTTTTAGAATTGCTGAAGCTTAAGCTGGGTATTTCAACCCGCTTGAGAGACAAGCCGTTAGAAAAAATCATTTCAAGTGTCATCACTGAATTGACCGATAACCTCGGTATCGAGCTTGTCGGTGAGCGTGCTGACCATGAAATGTTTATTGTTGACTATGCTGCTTATCGCTATGAGGGTGGAGTGGACATGCCACGTCACCTTCAGTGGCGATTGCATAATTTACAGATAGCATCAAAGAAAGAGGTCAAGAATGTGGAATCATGAAATCAAACTGATCTCTAAAAAAGTCACAGGTAAGGACAAGTTACTACAACCAATCTCTGAAGATGTTGAAGTAACTCTCTTATGTCGCAAAAAGAGAGTTACTCGCTCTGAATTTTATCAAGCAAATCAGGCAGGTCTAAAACCGAGCTTGGTCGTTGAGATTCGAAATTTTGAGTATGAGAATCAGGAGTTTGCGAAATTTGAAGGCAAGCAATATCGTATCTTGAAAACCTATCCTATCGATTCTGAAATTTTAGAGTTGACTTTGTCAGAGGTGTTAAAATGAGTAATGACCTTGCTGATTTGATAGCGAAAGAGCTTGCAGCTTACTCTGATGAGGTTACTGAAGAAGTGGATAAGATTGCAGAGCAAGTGGCTGATGAGACTGTGGATGAGTTGAAAGAGACAAGTCCGAAACGGTACGGAAAGTATCGCAGAAGTTGGAAAAAGAAGAAACTGGCCAATGGCTCTTTTGTTGTATTCAACGCAGTTGCAAGTCTTACTCACATACTTGAGAATGGGCACCTTTCAAGAAATGGTGGTCGTGTCGCTGGTATCGTCCACATCAAGCCAGCTGAAGAAAAAGCAATTCAGAACTTTGAGAAGCGTATCAAGGAGATTGGGAAATGAAGCTATCAGACTTTGCTGCTATTTTGGAACAGGCAAACTTGCCTGTCACTTATCGAGCGTTTAAAACTGGGAACGCTCCTGACCTACCTTACCTGGTCTATTATGAATCGAGTCCAGCCATCAATGCAGCTGACAATATGGTTAATCATCAGATTAAGAGCGTGACAGTAGAGCTGGCTTTTGAGAATAAGGATGAAGATTTGGAAGAACGTCTGGAAGAGCTGTGGACAACCCATGAGCTCTTTTTCGATGCTCAAGAAGAAACATTTATCGAGACTGAAAGACTCTATGTCAAGTCTTATACAGTCTATCTATACTAAGGAGGAATGACATGACTCAAGAAAATAAAGTAACCTATGGTTTAAAAAATGTTCACGTTGCGCCAATTAAATCAATTGGTGCAGATGGAGTGATTGCTTACGATGAAATTTTCCGCTTTCCTGGAGCAATGGAATTGACATTGGATCCAAAGGGTGAATCAACACCAATCAAAGCAGACGATATCGATTATCACTTCATGAACTCAAACGAAGGGTATGATGGGAAATTCAAAATCTCTCACATTATTGAAATGTTTGCGACTAAGATTTTGGGTGAAATCAAAGATGCTCAGACGGGTGTTTTGACTGAAAAAGCTGATGCAGAATTCACATCATTTGCCTTGATGTTCGAATTTTCAGGGGACAAGAATAAAACACGTCATGTCCTTTACTACTGTTCAGCGAGCCGTCCAGGCAATGGATCAAAAACCAAAAATGGTACAAACGTCAACGAGCGTGAACTTGGCTTTAAAGCAAGTCCTCGTCCTCTGGATTCAGTTGTTAAACGTTCTATCACATCAGCTGATAATAAGGAAATTTATGACAACTGGTTCAAGAAAGTGTATGAACCTACTGCGGTGGCAGCTTAAGGAGAAAATCTATGCGTAAAATCGTTTTGGTTGGTGATCAGGAGTATGAACTAGGGACAAATGGCTATACTCCTATCGCCTACAAGCAACAATTTGGGAAAGATTATTTTCAAGATTTGTTCTCAATGTTGAAAAATCAATCATTCATGAATGAATTGAACAAGTTGGAAACTGAAAAAGAATTGACAGCGACTAATATTGACATTTCAATGCTAGAAGAGTTTGATATGACCTTTTTCAATCGTCTTTTTTGGACCTTTGCTAAATCTGCAAATCCTCAAATCAAGCCTTATGAACAATTCTTCATGGAAATGGAAATCTTCCCGATTCAGGAAGTTGGACCTGTGCTGATGGAAATGCTGAATGCGAGCATGACGACAAAAAAGCACCAGATGAATCAGAATCAGCTAGCGAAGAAATCTTCACAGTAGAATCCTATCTGTCCTGCTGTAAAGAAACTGGTCTATCGATCGATGATCTAAAGCACATCTCAATCGGAATGGCTCTAGATTATCAGACGGATTATGTGAATTTACGGAGTGAGGATAAGGGTGGCGAACGGAAAGCCACGCAAGCTGATTTTGACAGTTTTTAAAGAAAAAATGAGTGCTGAGAGAGCGATTCTGAGACTAAGTTCGTTGGTCTGATTGCATTATCAGTGGTAGAAATTCTCTCAGCGCTTTTCTATTTTTTATGAAAGGAGGAAATATGGCAGGAAATATCAAAGGTATCAAAATTGAAATCGATGGCGACACGCAACCCTTACAGAAGGCGCTGAAAAATGTCAATAAGGCTGCTACTGATGCAAGTCAGGAGTTGAGACAGATTGACAAAGCATTGAAGTTTGATACAGGCAACGTAACTCTTCTCACTCAGAAACAAGAGGTTTTACAAAAGCAAGTTTCGACGACCAAGGAGAAACTAGAAACCTTGAGACAAGCTCAGTCTCAGGTGGAGCAGCAATTCAAAAATGGTGATATCGGTGCTGACCAGTACCGTGCTTTCCAACGTGAAGTAGAAGTTACTCAAAACGTCCTAAAAGGATATGAGGGTAAGCTTGCAAGCGTGAACCAGGCGCTTGCTGAGAATGGGAGTGCTACTCAGAACAACAAGAACCAATTAAAAGAGTTGCAAAATGAGCAGAAGCAACTGGCTAGCGAGAATGAAAGGGTAGTCAGTTCATTCAAATTGCAAGAAAGTCAGCTAGGCGCTAATGCAAGTGAAGCTGACAAGTTGGCGCTTGCTGAGAAAAGAATTGGAGCTCAATCTGATATTGTTGCTCGGCAGATTGAAAATCTAGAAAAGCAACTAGCTCTTACAAAGCAAGAGTATGGTGAAAATTCAGCTGAAGCCAATAAGATGGAAACGCAGTTGAATCAAGCTAAAACAGCTTACTCGAATCTCTCTCAAGAGATGAGTAACCTTGGGAACGCTGGCAAACAAGCGAGCGGAACCTTAAGCGAGACAAACAATCTCTTAAAAGCTGAATTGCTCAATCAATTTTCTGAAAAACTATCAGATATCAGTCAAAAATTGGTTGATTTCGGGAAGAGTGCTCTTGAAGCCTTTCGTCAAGTAGATGAGGGTATGGACACCATTGTCACTAAAACTGGCGCTGGTGGAAAAGCACTTGAAGACATGCAAAAAATCGCAAATGATATTGCAACAGCGTTACCAACAGACTTCTCAACTGTAGGTAATGCTGTCGGAGAGGTTAATACTCAATTCAAATTAACTGGCGATGCATTAAAAAACGCATCGGAAGATATAATTAAATTTGCGGAAATCAATGGTTCGGATGTTACGAATGCAACAATACAATCTAAACAAGCTATAGAA